GGCATGGTGTTTCTCGACTCAAAAACCCCTGCCAGTGCTTCGTTTCTGCGCTGCTGTTGGAGGGCGCGTTTCTTATTGACGTGTTCGGCGCCTCGGCGGCTGTTGCAGGGTTTGCATGCTGGGACGAGGTTGTCAAGGTCGTCGGTGCCGCCAGCATCGAATGCGATCACGTGGTCTACTTCGGTGGCTGGGGCTTTTCGGCACCATACGCACACGGGGTTGTCGGCAAGGACAATCTTGCGGTTGCGCTGGAACTCGGGGGTTGTGCGTCGTGTCATGTGTGGCCCCTCTCGTGGCTCTCCCGCGCCCTTCGGGCTTGGGTACTGCTTCGCACTACGTGCTCGCAGCCTTTGACGTGGGTAAAGCGTAATGGAGCCTCCCCCCGCATTTCAGGGGTTCTCACCCTCGGCTGCCGTTCTCCGTGCTAGGGACCTTCACCGTCTGCCATTTGTGTCGTTTGGAAACGCTGCTCAACCCGTCCACGTCTAACGCGTGGCATGGGTCGTCTACCCCCGTTCCCGGGTGTTCTACGAGCAGAGTGCAACCCCCTACGTCGGCGTGGTGTTCTCAGTTGTGCGAATACCTGGCAGTGCGGCACGCCTCTTAGCCTTCCCCGGGATGGGTCGTCACCCTGAGGACTTTTACACCTCTCGCGGTTGGGTACCAGTGTTCTCAGTTGTAGCGATGGTGTCGGGGGTGCCGTTCGCGACGGGAGGGAGGTGGGACCCGCCTGTGACAGACAGTGCTCGCACACCCCCGACGATCTAGTCGCGCACTATACGGGTCGGGTGACGCTCCGTTAGGCGCTTTGCGATGTTTTCTAGGTCCGACGGTTTCCACACGTAATACTCGGCGCCTGATTTGACGAGCGCCTCACCCCAATCCAACTGGTCGTCGGACAGCTTGCCGGCTTCGGTTTTCAACTCGGCGAAGATGACGCCCCGCCCGAATGGGCACACCATGACGAGGTCGGGGAAGCCTTTCCCGCTGGTGCGCCACACTCCGGGCCGTACTTGGAACGGGGCGGCGTGGAACACGAGCCATGACTGGGCGCGTGCCATCGTCGCCACCTGGTCCTGAAAGATGCGTTCACTCGCCTGCACAGTAAATCTCACCCGTCTTGAACCTGTAGGCAGGGGGCTGATGCGCCCAATGCCATGCGTACTCTTGCACAAGGGTGCGGTCCGTTCGGGTGTCCCAGTACACCGGGGTGAGGTACGCCCGGACGTGGGGTGAGTCGGTGTGGTACCGGGGGTCGTCACCTTCGCGCATCATCGGTTGGCAGGTGAGCCAGCCTTCGACCATGTCGCCGACCTTGTCGGTGTGTTCGATGTTGTCGGTGTCGTACAGGAAGTACATGTGTTGGGCGGTGCCGAACAGGCCTGACTGGCGGCAGCCCCAGCAGTAACTGTTGAGGATGTGGACACGGAGGGTCACAGCGCCTCCTGCCGCTCGATGGCGAACCACAGGTCGCCCCACACCATCCACGGATGCAGACCAATGCTCATGGCGTAACGGTCAGCATCAAACGCCGACAGCGTGATGCCACGAGACCGCCAACGGCGCACCTGTGTGCTGTCAATCCCCAACGCATCCCCAATGTCAGACGACGACATCTCCCGGTCAAAGAACCGGAGCAGTTCGACAGCGGGGTAGCGGGTCAGTTTCTTACTCGGCATCGCCGCCCTCATTTACGAAACGCTCCAACTCCAACGACCACAAGGCCCGCAAGAACTCGGCGGTCTCAGCCATCTGACGCCGTTTGCGTTCCAGCCGGTACGCAGCCCCGACGTTGAACACGGCAAACCCAACCGAGACAAGATTCAGCACGGTGCGCATCAGAACGGATCCTCACCGTTGGCGGCCTGCGACTCGGTGATGAGTTGCTCGATGACCGCCGACGCTTCGCGCTTCGACATGGCGTCGAGGTTGGCGGGGGGCAGTTTCCCGAGGCTCTTGGACATGGCGCGGATCTTGCCCAACTGGGCTGGCGATGCGTCACCGGGGCCAGCCTGCGGTGCTGACCCGCCTGCGGGTGCGCCACCCATGCGTTGCACCTTGCCCATCTCCTCACGGCTGGGACGCTTAGCGGGGGCAGGGTTGGGGCTGTACGACTCGCACAGCCGCCCGAGGGCCGACGTTTCGCAGTTCTCGACGTGGCTGGTGCGGTTCACGTTGCCTTGCCCGCGCACCTCCTCCGCGTGGCCCGTCGCCATCAGGTGGTCGCCGAGCCACAGTTCGGCACGAAACACGCACACGTCGGTGCCCGGTGCGGACAGCATGACGGTGACGATGCGCGGCTCCTTGCCTTCGGCCCGCAGGTTCGTGAGCATACGGTGCAGGCGCACCGACACGGGTTCGTAGTTTTCCAACATTAGAGGTACCTCCTGTAGAACGACGGGTCGAGGATGCTGTCGAACGCATCGTAAAGCGTCCCCCGGGCCTGCTGCGCCGCCCGACGCATCGGCTCCCGGCTCGACGGGTGGTGTGCGATGTGATCCAACGCGTCGGCCATGTTCTGCATCAGCGGCGACAATGCCTCCAACTGGCGGGACATGCGAGCCAACTGCTCGCGCTGGGTGTCGTCCTCGTGGTCGTCAGGCTGGGCCTGCAGCACGTTGATGGCGACCGTCAGCGCTTCGAGTAGCCAGTCGGGTGCGTCGGTGAACCCGACGTCGGTGTGGTGGATGCGGAGCCGTCGTGCGGCTTCCGCGTGTGTCATAGGCATGATGCCCTCCCTTTCTGTTGTGCCCCTGACTGTAGCAGGGGGGTGGCGGGGGCCAGCGGAAAGGGGGACACCAGCCCCCGCCGCCTAGCACCCTAGTCCGTGGGTTTCACCACGAGATAGTGAATCTGGCGAACCATTTGCTCCGGGATGTGGAGCACGTGGTCCACCTGCTCGTCGGGGGTGACCGACTGGCACACCGTCACGTGGCCTTTCTTGGCGTCGGGCAGAACCCAGCCGACGGTGCGGTTCAGGAACTCCCCGGCGTCCTCGATGTCCTCGGCGGGGGTCCAGCTGGCGATGTCGGCGCTATGGGCGTCAGCCCAAATCACGAGTGCGGGTGTCATTCGTCCTCCGGGGGGTCGATGTGGTCGTCGTACAGCCATTCCGCTGCCGCCATAAACGCCACCAGGCTGAAGGTCATCCAGCCGAGCCATGCCCATGCTGCGGCGGTCATGCGTCCACCTCGTTTACAGCTATTGCCATTCCACCAGTACCCGGGAACAGGTCTACCATTTCGTCCCCATGTTGAAAGCCCAACATTTGGAGCACCCAAGCATTGAAAGCCGCGGGTTTCGCGCCCACTAAACCCTTGCGCATTGTTCGTGCACAAGCCATCCAGTCGCGCACCATAGGCTTTCTGTTTGGAACTTTGCGCCCGCCATAAACGATGACAGGTTCCCACGCGTACTGAACAGAGGCCAACGGCCTTATTTGGTGGAAAGTCTTGCACCATGCCGTCACCCTTGCGTCGTAACAGGTAGGCATAATCCACGAGAGGTCTGCAGGGTTACAGGACAACGCCCAACCGTTGGGAAACTGCGTGTATAGCTGTGCCACGAGGTCTAGGTGTGTTTGCTTGTCGTCCCACACAGCTGCGTCAGGGTGGTATTGCGCATATCGTTTGCGCCCTTGTCCGAAATAGGGCGGGTCAGCGTAGGCGAATCTCATGCGTCCACCCACACCTTGAACTGAGCCGTCGTCCGACCAGCCTCAGGGTCCACGAAATGCACCCGCTGAGATGGGATAGCCGACGCCGCCAACATCACCCCGGCATAGCGGTTCTCCGACTCGGTGGACCCGGTCTGATACACCGCACCCTCACCGTTAGCCATCGCCCACTCGGCATGCGTGTGGTAATGCCCGATGAACACGTCGCGGAACTCCCACGGATACGCACCCGACCGCCAACGGTTCACATGCTGAACGATCGTGCTCGGACTAGCGAAGCCGTTCCGGCCCACCTCATCCCCGTGGATGAGCAGCGCGCGGTAGTTGCCAATCTCCACCCGTTGAATGTCTTCCGGGCAGTCGTCCCATGTGACCCGCGGGTCGGTGTTCACCAGCGACCGGGCCAGTTCGTAGGTCATCCGGTCGGCGTTGTCAGCCCTCGGGACCGCATCCCGCTTCGAGCCAAGCCTGCCGTGGTTGCCCCATTCGCCGATGACCCGCACCGTCGAGAACTCGTGCAGGGCGTGCTGCACCACCTCGGTCAGCAGACGCGACACCGTCACGTACTGCCCAAAAAGGGTCGCGTCAATCTCATACGGCTGGGTCGGGAAGTTGAACAGCCCTTCAATCATGTCTCCGCCGAGCATGATGACAAGGTCATCGACGGGGTGGTCGGCCCGCTGAATCTCAGCCAACCGTGCCGCCTTGTCACAGAACCGCATGACCCGGTCCCGCATCACCTGACTGTTGTACGACGGGGTCACCTTCGCGCCCTGCCAATCCGTCAGATGCCACAGGGCCACCTCGGCGCCGCGCTTCTTCGACCGGGTCCGACGAGCAGGCAGTTTCACCCCACCCGTTGCCAGCACAGCCTCCCGCGCCGCGGTCTGCGTCGCCGCCACCAGTTCATCGGTGCGGGCCTTCTGCTTAGCCAACTGGCGCTGAGTGTTCTCCAACGCCCGACGCAGATCCTCGACCTGCTGGTCCAGTTCATACGCGCTCACAGGAACACTCCCCCCGGCGGTGACGGCGAACCGTCTGCGACTGCAGTTTGAACCCGTGGCGGGCCAGCACCCGCACGATTGTGGCGGTGCCAATCTCGGGACGTTGCAGGGCTTCCCGCAGCTCGTCCCCGTCGGGCTTGTGCAGCCCCTTGTAAACCTCGACGAACGAGCACACAGCCCCCCGCCGAGATGCGGCCTGTTCGGCCTGCATTTCTTCCATCATTCCCATTTGTGTGCCCCCTTTCAGGCCCGGTTATCTAAACACAATCCTAAGCACAGGATGTGGATATCCCCGGAAACGGTCTGATTACGGCTGAAGGTTGCAGAACTGCCAATGCCAAGCCTCGTATTCGGGGTTTGGCTTGCCGTTCGGAAGGTATTTCGGGCCTTGCAGGTAGAACCCATACCGCGGAGCGTTCTTGACCAGCCAAGCAAACGTCGTCGGCGGCACCTCGAGGTCCACCGCCAGCCCCCACCCGTGGTTCGAGAACCCGGGGGTGGCGCTCGGCGATTTGCCGCGCTTCAGCCACCACGTCGCACCCTTCCACTTGCGGGTCACCACAGGCTTACGCAGGGTCGGGGTCCGGCTGTAGCGGTCGAGAAACATCGCCTCCTGCGAGCCGTAGGGCCGATAGCCGCGCCCAGTGGCCTTCAGGGTAATGCCGGCTTTCTTGGCGTCCTCCCACATGACGTTGAACCACCAGGCTGCGGGGCCGTACATGGTGCCACCGCAGTGCACCTGCTTCAGGACGGACAGCGGCAGCTTGCCGTTGCCGTACAGCCTGAGGGTCCGGTCAAGCGTGATGCCCTTGTAGGGGACGCTCACAGGTCGTCAGCAGGTCCGAAAATCGGTTCGACGCTGTCGCCGCGGCGGGCGGCGATGCCGTTACCGACGGCGTAGCCAACGAACGCGGTGATGACAGGCAGACCAGCCTCGCTGGTGACACGCCCGAGACCGATAAGGACGGTCACGGCGGCGATGCCGACAAGGATGATCCACGCTTTGGGGGGGTTCTGCACGTGCATGTTCTTTCTCTTTGTTATCCGGGGTTGTACCCGTAGACGGTAATAGTCACATCAGCGGTCCAGTTGCCTGAGGTCGTGTAGACGGTGAACCCGGTGTAACTGGTGGCGTTGTTCAGGAACCCTGCGCCGACAATGGAGCCAGCACCTGCCGCGGTCGAGTATTGGGAATGCTGAAGGTAAAACCCGGTGCGAACTGCTTCATAAGGGTTGGATAGCGTGATGTTGCCGTCGGCGCCGTTGGAGGCCGACTGGTATCCGATTTGGGTCCAGTAGGTGGCGCCGTTGTCTCCACCCGACAGCGTCGAGCCAGCGGTGTTCCACGGGGTCAGGGTGTAGCCGCCGTAATACCCCGTAGCGGTTGCGCCGAGCCTCATGCGGAGGTTCTGGGCACTGGCAATCGTCCCACCCGAAATAGTGATTTTGTAGTCGGTGAAATCGGCGGAGAACACGTCAGCGACGGGCACCGACGCGGCACCGTTGCCGCCCGTCACCGTGGCGATGTGCCACATGCCGATTTTGTTCATCTGCGCCGCCGTCAGAATCTGACCAGCGCTGAAATCAGGAGGGGTTGCCATTGTTCAGTTCCTTATGCTTCGTACAGGATGTATCCAAGACGGTTCGTGTCCAAAATACCGACGGTTGCGCTGTCAAGCGTAAGCCATTCGAAATACCGTTTCGGGGTGAAAAAGTAGGTGATTCGGGACGTTTCCGGTGTTGCGGTGATTGTCATGCCAATAATAATGACGGTCGTCGTGTTGCCTCTAAATGTGACGTTGCTCAGGCTTCCCATCACAGCAGCTGCAGACGAGTTGCCAAGCCAAAGATTCCACGAGTTTTGGGCTTCCGACAGACAAGAAACCCCGACAACGTCAAACGATGCGACGCCGTAAACGTTTGGGATCACCTCGGCCCTTGACTGATTGGCGGCATCGCTGGCGGCGATTGTTAAACCGGTGTAAAGCACGTAAGGTTCCGAACCAACCTGATACGAACCGACGGCGCTTGACGCTTCGCGGGTCAGTTCTGCGGCGGTGTAGTAGTTGTCCGACAACGAGTCAATGGTGATTTGGTCGTACACCTGATTGGTGGCGTTGTTTGCCGTGTCGCTGAAGTTCACGGTGTTAGTCGGTCGGCCTGCATATGCACCAGTTAGATATCCGGCGGTGGCACCAAACGGGCCTTCAGACACGACAAACGGGTATGTGTTCCACCACGCTTGAATCAGTTCAAGGCCGTTCCATGTGCGGTTAGTTGGCGCAATAGGAAACGCGTTGGCTGCGGCCCCAATGTCAATACCGGCATCTGCCAACGCCGTTACAAGCATTGGTGGCGGAAACCCAGAGTAAACCTTGCTGACGGTGTCATCCGCCGTCGTCGTCGTCACATTCGTGCGACCAGCAACTCCCAACACACCCTCCACGCTGATAGTCACAAAATCAGCAGGCCCAACACCACCCGAATACGGGATACCCAACTCCAGCACCACATCCGTAACTCGGCCCTTGTAAACGAACGTGGTCGTGTTTTCATACAATTCGACCTCGGCATCAATAACCAAATCAGGGTTCGGGGTGGCGTAACCCGCCGGATACCGCCCTGTAATCGTCATCGTGGATGCTGACAGCGGTTCGAGAATGTAGCGCTGGCCCATCTGGACATTGACTGACACCAGTTCAACGTCGGTAACGGCGTTGCCGTTTGCCTTGATGGACCAGACGCGGGCGGTCACGACAGGCGCACCCCTGAGATGCCGCCGTTCTGGCGGGAGTAGCGACGCAGGGCATCAACTACAGCGTTTGGATCGCCGCCGCTCACGTTGATGACGACGCTTTGCGGGACGGTGCCTGATTCACGCATTCTGAACTGCGCCGACGATGAGGTGGTCGGAACGTTAGCCTCAAAAAACGTGCCGAACTCGGGCATCTTCCCGGGCGACGGCAGGGTCGGCCCACCAAAGAACCCTGAAATGTCCGACAGCATTTTCGCGCCCGACAGGCGCATCGAAAGGTTGTAGAGGTCCACCAGTGCGTTGTAGACGGTGCGCACCCCGTCATACATCGACCGGAAAAAGTTCCCGACCGGGGACTGCTCAAACCCGGCCTGCGCAAACTGGCGCTTTAGTTCCTCCCACGCCCCCGAAATGCCACCCTCACCGAACGCATCTGCCACGTCGATGAGCATCTCCAAAAAACGCTCCAAATAGGGAAGAATCTTTTTCCCGATGTCCTCTTTGAACTCGTCGAACCGGGTGCCCAGACGAGCCAGTTTGCCTTCGAACGTGTCGGCGGCGACCGCGGCCTGCCCGCCGAACACATCCGTGACGTCCTTCAAATAATCCGCGCCCTGAGCCACCAGTTCGTTCTGGATTGTTTGCAGGGTGTTGATTTTCTTCAGGTGACGCTCGGCGCCTGCCTGATCCTTTTCCATCAGGGCAAGGTCGTATTTTTCCTGCTCTTTGGTCAGTTTCTTTGTGACGTCAGCCAGTTCCTGCTGCGCCTCAGTCATCTTGCCCATCGGAATGCCGAGACGCTTCAGGGATTTCAGGTTGCCGCCCTCAGCCTTCGACAGGGCCATAATGACGGTCGCAAGGTCTTTTCCTGTGCCGGCTGAAATATCCAGTCCGGCCTCCATCAGTTTCTGGGCGCGTTCCACCGAACCTGATGCGCGCACAAGTTGAGCAAATGAGGGGCGCAGTTCGTCGTCGGCGATTCCTGTCGCCATCTGGAACCCGCTAATCATTTTTTCAACGGATGCCATTTGTTCGTCGGTGGCACCCGTCAGACGGCGAATCTGCTTGTCTAGCAGGGCAACTGATTTCTGGTCCTCACCTGCTGCTCGTGCCGCACCGACAAGAAATCCACCGACCGCAGCCGCTCCAGCCGCCAACCCGGCGAACGCCGCCGTCGCACCCATAGCGGCCTTCGACAGAACGAATCCGGTCTTGGCGCCGACGCCCTCCAGTTTCTGAAACTCGGCCTTCGCCTGCTTGATGCCCTTAGCCGAGAACGTCGAAATGATGGGGATTGAGATAGCCATTAGCCAACCTTGCCTTGCACCCTTCGCTCGTACTTCCTGATGACCTGCATCATCTCACGGGTTATCGCGTTTCGCTGGCTGAGCACCCGAGGCCCGATAACCCGGGTCCGGCCCGGGGCGATAGGACCGAGGCTGTCCCCCAGCGTGTTCTTGTTGGCCCGCCCTGCCGCCTCGAACACAGCTGCGCCGCGGTTCACCTGCTGAACGAACATGACCGCCACAGCGTCCCTGCGGGCGTCCACCTTCAGTTTCACACCCCGTCGGGCACCGACCACCGTAAACGGGAAGATGGCCCGTCTGGTGCCCTTCTGGGACGTATGGGACCACTTCCTAGCCATACCTGACAGGGGCACCCGGGTGTAGCCATCTCGGGCGGCGTCCAACGCCGGGGCGGCGACCCGTTCGGCGTCTTTCGTGAACTGCTTCCGCAGACCCGGCTCCACCTTGTTCAACTCGCGGATTGTTTCGGTCAGCCCGTAGACCGCCTGTGCCTTAGCCACGGTCAGCCCTCCGACAGAACCTCCAACACGGTGAACAGGTCACGCGTGTCGAACGGCACGTCTGGGGGCCAGAAACCCGTGCGGGCCAGCAGTTCAGCCAACCCACGGTTTACTGACCCCCGGGCGTAGGGCGCGCCGACTCCTCCTCCACCACTTCGACCGCGTCGAGCCTGCGCACAAAGTCGTCAAACACTGGGGGCACCGGAATGCCCGACAGTTTCGCGGCCTCGTACGCCATGTAGGCGAGATGCTCCATGCCGATGCCGTTAGCGAACTCCGACGACTTGACCTTGAACTTGCGCTCTGTGGCGACAAGGACGAACAGGTTCGTGGTGACGGTGTACGGCTCCCCCTCGGCGGGGGTGACTTGGAGGTGCAGTTTCATGGGTGGGCCCTTTCAGGTGGTGCGGGTCAGGGGGTGACGATGTCGCGGGCGAACGTGCCACCCGTGAACGTCACATCAACGGTCGCCAGTTCCCCGAACGTCGAGTTGATGGGGGTAAAGTTTTCGAGGTAGGCGTTCGTGATGGTGTACTCGGGGTTGGTCGCCGACTCGGTGGTGCCCGACGGGCTGATGACGAGCGTTGAGGACTTGCCGACGCAGTTCTGCAGCGCGTCCTCGACCTCGGACGAGCCGTAGGACAGGTAGAGGGTCATGGTGACTTCGACCGACTGGAGACCAGCGACAAACTTGCGGCCCGTGTCGCCCATGGCGGTGGCCTCCAGTGCGTCGTTGCCGACCGTGAGGGTCACGGACTGCACCTGATCGGACAGGTCATAGGTGGTGGCGCCCTGCGTGAGGTTCACAGTGGCGTTGGACAGGAAAGTGGTGGTAGCCACAGGTTCTCCTAACGGTTGGTCCCGACCCTGACTTCGAGGTCATAGGTGGGAAGTTGCTGATTACCGTAGTCAGCCGTCGAAGGACGACCGCTGACGACAGCGATAGAGGATGCACAGATAGTCTCGACGGTGTCGAGAATCCACCTGTTTGTCTGGGCGTTGCCGGGGGGCGAACCGCACACCTTCAGGGTGACGGTCACATCATCCACGGCGCGGGCGATTTGGGTAAACGTCGGCAGTTCCACCATCACGACCTTCGGCCTGACAGCGCCGGGTTCATGCGCCCACGGGACGTTGATAGCCGTCAGGGCGGTGGTCACCTTCGTGACCGCGTCAGACAGGAACGAGGCCATCAGCCCACCCCGGGGCGCTTACAGCCCAACAGGGCCAGAATCTGCCCGAGGGACTGCTGCGGGACGACCCCGAACCCCTGTGCGTCGAACGATGCGTAGCCGTCCACCGCACCGCGCTGGCGGTACAACTGGGCGGCGTACATGATGACGCCGAGGGTCACATCGGAGCCGGGGGACACGTTCGGGTGATCCTTGTATCCGGCCCGGGCACGGTAGTACCAGCACCGGTCGTTGGCGGCATCAACACAGCGTTCGAGAAACGTCTGGTCGTCCCCGGTGGCGTCAAACCCGAGCCAGTTTTCCACATCGGTCAGCGTCGCCCACGTCGTCTCGAGGTGAACCTGCGCCCATACTTCCTGCGACGCAATGGTGAAGTTTCCGTGTGTGTACTGAATCGTTTTGGCGGTGCTGTTCACAGCCGTCACTTCCTCGTTGAGGGTGTTCCATGCCGCCGTCGGCAGACCGCCGATATCAACACGGGAACCGACGAGAATGCCGTTCACGTCGGACAGGGTCAGCGTGAACACGCCCGAGGTTGCCTCGATGTTCGTCACCGTTTTGTCGATGACAATCGGGAACGTTGGTGCGCTCACTACTGACCCTGTCCTTCGTTACTTGTCGGGGTTTAGCCCTGCTTGACGAACTTGTTCTCGTCAATCATCAGCGTTGCGAGGTAGCCCCGGAACGCGATGGTGCGCGAGAGCGACCCGTCGTTGGCCTCGGCGCTGATGGCGCCCTTCTGCTGCTCGAAGATTTCGAACCCGTCGGCGTTGCCGATGGCGGCGAAGGACGCGAGGTGCGGGCAGACCACGACCGACAGGCCGAACGCGTTGCCGGCGAGGGTGCCGACTCCTACGTTGCCGAATGCGTTCATGGGGCCGACCTGCGGGAACAGCGGGCGTCCAGCGTCGTCTTCCAACTTGCCGAGCGCCGCCCAGTAGTCGGGGCTGACGAACAGGTGCGTCGGGAGGTGGCTGGAGTCGTTGAGGATGGTCTCGGACGCGGCCCAGATGAAGTTCACCCAGCCAGCGGGCGTGTTCGAACCGGACAGGGTCTCCGTGGCGGTGATGCCAGCCTCGAGCGCGGTCTCGACGACGGTCTCGGTCTGCTTGGCGTAGACCCGGGCCATGTCGTCGAGCAGGACGCTGAGCACCTCGGGCGAGGACCAGTCCATCGCCTCTTCGGACAATTTGACGTAGCCGCCGTAGACGGCCTTCGTCACCTGATTGTCGGTGATGACGAGCGTGCCCTGGTCGAGGGCGACGTTCTCACCGTTGGACAGACCAACCGTGGTGTGGGTGGTCACCGACGGGCGGATGAACACCTTGCCACCGGCGGGCATGGCGCGGGTGCCGATGGCGTCGATGACGGGGCGGCGACCGATGAGGCCGTTGTAGACCGGGGCCACAATCGGGGTCGGAAGGACGCCGTCGAGGTCCGAGGTCACGACGTTGGGTGCCGCGGCCTTCAGCGCCTGCTGGAACTCGGCCCACACGTGGCCTCCCTGCAGGAACTTGGACAGGTACTCGGACGCCGACGGGAGTGCGAACTCCTTCTTGGCGGCGGCCCAGATGGGGGCGGTCTGAACCACAGCGGGAGCTGCGGCCTCGACCACCTCAGGGGTGGGGTTCTCGCTCATTGTTTCTCCTTCGGATTGGGGAGCGGGGGTTTCGTCTGCCACCTCAGCGGTGGCGGCGATTTCTGTGATGACTGCACCCTCGAACGCCGGGACGGCGACGAGGGACAGTTCGACCAGTCGGGCGGCGGTCACGACCATGACCTCGCCTTCGTAGTCCCATTTCTCGGGGACGGCACCGACCGACACGGAGTCGTAGGCGCCGGCCTTCACGAGGGCGACGGCGTCGCGGGCGGCGGCGGTGTCAGCGAACGTCGCCTCGAACTCGAGACCGTCGGGGCCGTCGGCGATAGTGACGGTGCCACGCAACTGGGTCAGGTCGTGGTTCTCGACCAGTTTCGCGGGGCGCTGATTCACGTCGAACGCGCCACGCTCAAAAGACACCACTGTGCCGTCCGACACCCGGGCCGACACGGGCGCCCACGGAACCGCGATACCCGCGATACGGGCAGGGCGGGCCTCGTCGCCAGCCTCAGCGATGATCAGGTCGGGGTCAGCGTGAAACTTCAGCATCTTCTCTCCTAGAAAGGTCGGGGGAGTCGTCCATCGACTCGCCGATGTAGGACTCCACGTCAAACTCAACGAACCTGCCGCGCGGCAGGATGGTGTCGGACGACAGGGTCTGCTCGATGACGTCCAGATAAGGCTTTGCACCGTAGAGGTACAACTGCAGGCGGGCGTCCTGTGCGTTCTGATACGTCAGCCCGCCCACGTCAATGCCCAACAGCCACGGCGGGATGTTCGCCACCCGGGACAACTCCAGCGCCTGATACTGGCGCTGCTCGCCCAGCACCTCCAACTGGTCACGGGAATACTCGTGGAACTCCACCAGATCGTTGAGCGCGAACATGACGTTTTGCTTACGGGCCGACGCCAACGAACCAGCAAGTTCTGCCAACTCGTCACCCGACAGGGTTTCGCCGCCCTTCTGCTGCAACCAGCCCGGGGTCTGCTCCAACGTCGCCATCTTGTCGATGGCCTGCTGGAGGTAATACGCCGTGTTGATGGCCTTCTGCCCTGCGAACGCGACACCCATAATCGGGCTGATGAACTGCACCACGTTCAACGGCTCCAGTTGCATCCCGTTGAACTCAATCTCGGGCGACGGTCCGAACCACACCGGGCCAGCCTGGTCGGGGGTGGTGACGTTCGCATAGGGCAGCCATGTGAACGACGCCGGGAACCCGTTCGAGTAGCGGGTGGTGACATACCAGAACGCCCGCCCGTAGAGGTACAGGTCGGTGAAGGTGTTCACCATGATGAAGTTCCGGGTCACCTTCGGGTCTGGCTTGTCCATCCACGTTTCGAGGGGCAGGTACACCTCGTCGTAGTCCTCGCCGTTCCACTGCCGGGTGTATTGCTTCAACGGGATGGCGCCGACGATGGATGCGATCAGGTCGTGGGCGCGGGAAATGGTGGGGACGGTCAGCGCGATGCGCTCCGACGAGTTCGTCATGTAGGACAGGAACTGTCCGACGCCGACCGACCCGGCGGCAGCACGAACAGGGGCCTCAGCCCCATACGCGGCGGTCCTGACTTTCTTGCGCAACGCCATGTGTACCTGATGCTAGCACTAGCAAGCACCTGTTACAAGGTTTGCTAGCGGGCCACCCCGAGGGTCGGTTTCCCGGCGTTCTTCGGCTTCACCACGTAGCCCGCCGCCGCAATCAGGCATCGGCACAGTTCGATAGGGCCGGGGGATTTCTGCGACGAGACCACCACCGACCCGTTCGCCCGGACCAGCACCGCCCGGTTCACATGCTCCGCCAGCATCTGCTCCCCGTGGTGCCGGAGCCTCCCCTCAGCGATCAGGTTCCGGACCAGCGGGGTGGCTTTCAGCAGTTCCCCATAGCCCCACACCACCGTGCGCTTCCGCCACTTCTCCGGGAGCATCAGTTCCAGCGACGGGGTCACAGCCAGTTGCAGGGTCGGGTCGGCGGTCATCGCCCGCTCGACCTCGGCCCACAGATCAGCGGTGTGTTCCGCCACCAGCCCCACCG